TGCTACTCAAGGTACAGATGATGTTCAACCAGTTGATAGCAAACAGAATGAATCTTTAGTTCCTATTAAATAATTACAGACTATGAAAAACCAATTAGAAAAATTATTCATCACATTATTAAAATTATTTATAGTTTTTCTTTTTGGTTTAGTTACCATTGAGGGTGTGATTATTATTCTAGATTTACTTGGTAATGAAATCCAAGCAGAAAAAATAGCAAGTTACATCCAGTTGTAATATTTATTACCGAACAAAAATTTAAGGTTGTATATAGAGATATATACAGCCTTTTTCTATTTAAAATTAAAAGTATGAGAAATTTTTTTAAATCATTATTTAGTGATGATAATAAAATAAATGAAAAATCATTTATAGGATTTTTAGCATTTATGATGATGATTGGCTTTGCAATAGCTGATATAATCACAGGTACTTTAGGTAAAGAACTTTTAGTTCAAGATTTTATATTTAACTCATTTTTGTGGCTAACATTAGGATGTTTTGGTATTGCTTCTATTGACAAATACATTAATAATAAAAAAGATAATAACGAAAATATAGATAGTATTTAAAAATTAAAAGTATGAAAAATTTAGTGAGTAAATTATTGCCGTTAGTTGACAAGTTTAAAGGTAAAAAACCAATTGTGATTATTTTATCTGCTGTAGCAATTGCTGCTTGTATCTTTGCTATCCAAAAAGGATATATTACTGAAAGTTCTATTGATTTTGGAAGTATTATAGATCAAATTAATAATACTTTCGCTGATAGTACTGTTGTTATACCTGCAGATAGTATTATTGCTCCTGTAGATACTTTATCTATTGAGATCGTGGATAGTGTAATAACTCATTAAATGAAAAATCTATCTAAGGAAGAGTTACTTAGTAGACTCGAAGCTATTAATAGAAGTAACGCTATAATCTACTTTGACCTCAATGGGTACATATTAGGTATGAACTCTATCTTTTTGAAAGCAATGGGATATGAAGAAGAGGATCATAAACAACTCATCGGAAAGCATCATAGTATATTTGTTACTTACGAATACTCAAAATCAGATGAATATAAAAAGTTTTGGGAAACATTAAGAAGCGGTAAGTTCTTTGAAGGTGAGTTTGAAAGAAAGAAAATAGATGGTAGTTCTATCTACTTGCAAGCAACCTATAATCCTATCTTTGATGAAAACAACACCATTACAAAGATAATGAAGATTGCTACTGACATCACAGAAACTGTCAATAGCAAAAACAAAATAGATACTCTCTCTAAAGATTTACAGATTGAGTTGGATAAATCTCAAAAACTAAAAAATGCAATAGAGATAGAGAAAGACGCTGCGTTGAATGATTTGGATGTACTAATGAAAAAAAGTCAATCTGAGTTAATTAAGACAATTGTAGTGGTTGCATTGATAGTAATAGTTGGTGTTGGGCTTATAACAACTATTTTATATTGGATGGCGATGGTTACTGGAAAGGACACACAGATTATTGGTTCAACTTGGAGTAATATGTTTAGTGTGTTATTGACAAACGCTTTCTCAATAGTTGGAACAATCATGGGTATAAAATACGCCACTCAAGACGATGGTAAAGGAAAAAAATAGATATTATTAAAAATTAATATTTATAACAAAATAATCTATGGACTTAAATAAATTAAAAGGACACGTACCTGACGCTGTTATAGCTCAGCTACCAGACACAATTGCTAAATTTGAATTAAATACCCCACTTCGTCTAGCACATTTTCTTGCTCAAGCTGGTCATGAATCAGGCGGTTTTAAAGCAGTTAACGAAAATTTAAATTACGGAGCAAAAGGACTATTGGGTATATTTAAGAAATATTTCCCAACAGAAGAAAAAGCTAAATTATATGAGCGTAAACCAGAAAAAATTGCTAACCTAGTTTATGGTGCTAGAATGGGTAATGGCCCTGAAGCATCAGGTGAAGGATGGAAATTTCGTGGTCGCGGCTATATTCAATTAACTGGTAAAGATAATTATAAAGCATTTGATGCTGTTGTTACTGAGTCAATTATAGATAATCCTGACTTAGTTGCTACCAAATATCCATTATTATCAGCTGCTTGGTTTTTCCATAAAAATGGATTACATAAAATAGCAGACCAAGGAGCAACAGATGCGGTTGTAACTTCAGTAACTAAACGTGTTAATGGTGGTACTATTGGTTTACCTGATAGAATTAAACATTTCAAAGAGTATTATAATTTATTAAAATAATGTTTTCACAAGGTGGTATAACAATGATCCTAGGGATAATAATGGCCCTAGGATTTATAATGAGTTCTGTTTATTTTACCTATAAATTATTTGCTCAGGGAACCCAAGAAATATTAGTTAGATTTATATTAATGGTGTTCACAGCACTTGTTGCTTTGTTTATTGTTGATAAAACAATAGCTTGGAAAATCAATTTACTAGCGCCAGAACAAAACAAAGAATTGTTTGATCTAATTAAAACATTAGTATTAATGATTTTCAGTTATTATTTTGGAACTAAGGAAAAAGATAAAGAAGATAAGTAGTTTTTGACCTAAATTAAAGTTATATATTTAATAGGTTATGAAATATAGAATAAAACAATTTTTTAGGAATATACACAATTTAATAAGATGGTTCCCCATTATCTGGAAAGACAGAGATTGGGACCACCATTTTATTTTTGAAATACTTAAATTCAAACTTAAAAATCAAGCTGAATATATCGGTAAGAGAGGTAATCATCTATCAGCTAAACGTGATGCTGAAATAATGATGACTTGTATTAGATTAATAGAGAGGATACAAGACGAATATTACGCTTCAGAATATTTTGAGTATTATAAATCATACCTCGAATTTAAAAAACTAGAGAACTCAGAGCTATTCGAAATAACTGAAACAGTTACTTCAGAGGCATTAGAAGATTACTTTAAAAAATATCCTTTGATATATAGATTGGTACCTGATTTAAATTCACCTAAAAGTAGAATTGCTTTTCAAATGGCTAAGATTAATCAAGAACGAGCGCATAAATTATTATTTAAAATACTAGAAGAAAACATTCAAAGATGGTGGGATTAATTTTAATTGGGTGGTTAATAATAGGTTTATTAGTTTGGTTATGGGTTAGAGGTATTGATTATATGAAGAAAAATCATCCTAACTATAAAGGAGAAGATTTTTTTAATGAAGAAGATAAAAATGAAATATTATGATAAAAATGTTAAGTACTATAATTGTAATTTTATTAATCGCTGTGATGACACAGTTATATCTTAATTCAAAAGTTAATGATGAGTTAAATCAAGCTAATTTTCAAATTGATACTCTAGAGTATAGAGTGGATAGTATTAAAAGTGAAATATTTGTACTTGAGACTCAATTAAATCGTTACCAGATTGCTCTTGAAATGTTAGAAGATGAGAATCATCAAGCAGCATCTGAATTCAATAAACGTTTATCATTGACTGAATAAAATATGAGAACTGAAGAAGAACGCTTAGCTGGTTATAGGTTAGCTTTTTTAGAAAAAGTAAAGAAATGGAATTGGAGTATAGATGATGATGATTATAAAGGTAAACCTAGAGGTAGAAAATCAAAAATTATTAAACCAAAAGTTGACTTAAATAATCCAAGAAATAAATTTAAAAATAAGTTATGAATATTATTTATGATCTAATTCCTGAGACAGGAATGATGAGATTAAAATTTAAAGATGATATACTTGATCATTTTGTTGATGATGAAACTAAACTTATTCTTAATAAATATATTTTACCTATATTAGCAATGAATGATAAATTTGTTCTAACAGGTAGTTTATCTCTTAAATTATTAGGTTTTGAACCAATTGGTAAAGTAGGTGATATTGATATTGGATTATCAGCTTCACTCACAGAAGAAGAGTGGACTACACTTAAAAATTTCTTTGGATTAGTTAGTAGTAAATCTGAGATGTATAATAATGATTCTAAACAAACTATTAAGTTTGATCCAAATGCTCGTATATGGCAGTTTTACAAAGAATGGAATGAACCAGCTGGGGGTGAGTTAATGGTACAAGTAAGTTTTAAAATGGATATATTCAATGATGAAACACTTAGAAAAAAAGATATTATTGAAGTGTATTTAGGTGATTTTCCAATTAAACTAATTCATCCTAGTATCACATACAGTTATAGAATGAGATATGCTTTAGATGTTAGAAGTTCAGTAGCATTTAAATATTGGGAGCGTATGGAATCATTTATGAATAACGCTAAAGAATATTATCTTAAAATAAGAGTGTTATATAAAATGATAGCTCGTGTTTATGAACATAATACAGCTATGGAGGGTGATAAAGAAAAAATAAATAGGATAAGAGAGTTAGTTGATAGAAGAGAACAATTCGCTGATAATTTCTTTGATAAAATATTTAAAGAAACAATTGATCCATTTAATTTATTAGTAAATGACCTTAATTAATACACTATATTTAAAATATGAAAACAATTGTATTAGGTGATACCCATGGACGTTCTAATTGGAAATTAGCAATACATCAGGATAAACCTGATAGAGTTATCTTTATAGGCGATTACTTTGATTCGTTTGAAATACCAGGTGTAGAACAAATTGATAATTTTAAACAAATACTTCAATATAAAGAAAATAATCCACAAGTTGAAGTAGTATTATTAATTGGTAATCATGATTATCATTATTTTCCTGAAGTAGGTTATACTGGAACTAGTGGATATCAGTCAAAAATTGCTCCTTCAATTACTCAAGTAGTAGATGAGAATAGATATCACCTACAAATGGCTTATGGTTTTGGTGAATATCTATTTACTCATGCTGGTGTAAGTCCTGTATTTATGGATCAAGTATTTGGTGAAAACGATTGGAGTATAGAAAATATTGTAGTTGATTTAAATGAAATGTTTAGGTATAAACCTAAAGCATTTGATTTTAATGGATTTGACTCTACAGGAGATAACACAACTCAAACACCAATTTGGATCAGACCTAGATCATTAATGTCTGCAAATAAGAAACATAAGAAGAGTTTAAAAAAAGACTATATTCAAATTGTAGGACATACAGCAATGAGAAAAATTGATTTAGAAGGTAATGATAAATTCACTGGTGGTAGATATTATTTTATAGATACTATGGAAATATCAGGAAACTATTTGGTTATTCAAGATAATAAAATTACCGTTAACTCAGTAAAATAAATGTTATGACACGAGCAGAACAAAAAGCAAATAAAGAGAGAATGTTTCTTAAAGAACTTATTGATAAGATGTTTGAGATTGCAGGCCACGATCTTAAGTTTGAAGATGTAGAAGGTAGAACTGATGAATGGTTTACACAGTATACAATGACTGAAGCCCAAAATAAAGAATGGAGAGATTGGGGTGTTGAACATATTAAAAAGAAAAAACGTCACTATTCGAAAATAGCTTCACGTGAAATGGCTTGGCTTGATCTATATTGTGGATTAAAAATAAGCGATCATGAAAGTAAATAGACAAGACCTTAAATATTTTATATATAATGTCAAACGCCGCTTCCCTGAAGCAACTGAAGAAGAATTTGCTGATCATCTTGCTAATTATATTGAACTGAACCCAGCTTGTATTGATGTGAATGGTGTGGCAAGAACTGGTAGGTATTATTATTCAACTGTAGGATATGGTATATTTAGTTTGTTTGGTGAGAAATACAGAATGGGTAGGATTGAAATATTTGATAAAGAAAATGAATCAGGTTACCAAGTAGATGAAGGAATTTATAGTCTACCTCATGAAGTAGCGTCTCAGTTTGAAGACTTCATTGAATCAATAGAAACAGATCTACCAATTGAAATAAAGATAGGTTCACATGAATGGTGTGAAGAGGAATGTGCTAAGTCACTTGGCTTTACTGATAGTGATCAGATGAGAGAACCTGAAGTAATTAGAGCATATCAAAGAAAAAAGAATGATGAGTATGCTAAGTCAAAAGGTTATAAAGATTGGGATGATTTAGTAGCTAACTCTAAATGGATAAAGAAAAACGAACAATAGTATGGTTACAATTCAAATTAGTGTAGGTGAATTAATTGATAAGTTATCAATTCTCCAGATTAAGTTTTATAAAATAACAGATAAAGATAAATTAAGTTTTATATCTCATGAATTTATGTTATTACACGAAGTATCTAGACCTTACCTTGCACAACAAAATATAGCGGAACTTTATAAACAATTAGTTGAAGTTAATTCTAAACTTTGGGATGTTGAAGATAGATTAAGAGTGATAGAAACTGAAAAACGATTTGAAGGTGAGTTTATTGATTTAGCAAGAAAGGTATATTATCTTAATGATGAAAGATTTGATTTAAAAAATAAAATTAATTCACTCACTAATTCAGAAATTAAAGAAATAAAAGAATATGTTAGTTATAAATAAAATAAAACGTTTTTTTAAGGATATATTTTTAGGATTTAAAATAGCTGAGGAGCTAAAAAAGAAATCTCAATGGGGTAAATTTTAATAAAAACTGAAAATGAAACACCAAGACAAAGACAAACAAAAATAGCAAATGAAGAAGAAAAGATATCAAAAACCTAAAGAATTTATTGTTTATAGTGACTTAGGTTACTTTAAAGGATTAATTAATGGTGGTCAACTTGAATGGACACCAAATGAAAATGAAGCTAAACCATTAAATCATCTTAATAAAGTACAAACTATAAAATATTTGGCTCCTCGAAATATTGAAGTTATATTTGATTATATATGAGTAAACATACATTGTGGGTAGAAAAATATAGACCTGATACAATTGAAGGTTATTTAGGTAATGAAACATTTGTTGATGGATTAAAGGAATGGATTGATAAAAATAATTTCCCTAATCTATTATTATTTGGTTCTCCAGGTACAGGTAAAACTACAGCTGCTAAGTTAGTAGTCAAAAATATTAATTGTGACTTTCTATATCTGAACTGTAGTGATGAAAATGGTATTGATGTAATTAGGGATAAAGTAAAACAATTCGCTTCAGGCGCTACATTTAAACCACTTAAAGTAGTTATATTAGATGAAGCTGATTTCTTAACTATAAATGCTCAAGCAGCACTTAGAAACATTATTGAGTCATTTAGTTTAACTACTAGATTTATTTTTACTTGTAACTATGTTGAGCGTATTATAGATGCTTTACAATCACGATTAACTTGTTTCCATTTAGCATCTTCTGATATTAAAGAAGTAGCTAAACATTTAGTTAAAATACTTGATACTGAAGGTATAGAGTATGATAAAAAAGACATAGTTAGTATTGTTAAAAAAACATATCCTGATTTAAGACGAGCAATTAATATACTACAAAGTAACTCAGTTAAAGGTAAGTTAACACTCACTGAAGTAATAGATAGTAATTATATTGAACAAGTTATTGATGAACTTAAATCTAAAAAGAAAACATCATTTAATAACATTAGACAAATTATAGCTGATAACAACATTAATGACTTTACTGGGTTATATAAATCATTACATGATCATTATTCATCTCCAGAATCAACAATAGTAATAGAAGAATATTTATTTCACAATACAACCATAGCAGATAAAGAAATATGTTTTATGGCTTGTATATCTAAACTTTTAAATATATAATATGGAACAAGAACAAATCAAATTAAATATTTCATTAGATAAAACACAAGAAGTGTCTTGTGAAAAATGTAATGGATTAGTATTCCAAGAGGGTCTTATGCTTAGAAAAGCTAGTAAATTTTTAACAGGTACAGCTCAAGATGCTTTGATTCCACTACCAGTATTTAGTTGCTCAGCGTGTGGTCATGTTAATGAAGAGTTTTTACCTGAACCATTGAAAAATAAAAACACAAATGAATCTATTTGATTGGTTGAATGAGATAACATTTAGTAAACGCAGCTGGGATAGTTTTACTAGTGATGATAAAGAAGCATTTAATGTGTTTATGATTCATCGTTTTGTAAGTATGGATCCTAATTATATTGACTTAGTCAATATGATACAAAGTTATCCTAATTGTTCTCGTAAACAAATCTATGAATTCTATTGTAATACTTTACCTAAGAAAAAAACATTTTTCAAATATATTAAATCTCAAAATAAATGGGATAATGAAATATTAGGTAAAGTAGCTGATTACTATAAAATAAGTATTAGGGAAGCTAAAGACTGTATCACGATTTTACCTAATAAAACTCTTAATGAAATACTTAATCTGGGACAGCCAGGTACAAATAAAAAAAGGAGAAAAAAATCATGATTACATTCACATTAGGCGTTTTAGCTGCTATTGTAGTTGGGATGCTTGTTTGGTTAACAATTGATGCTGTTAAGTCATCAAAAAAGATCAAGCAACTAGAAAAAGAAAAAGAAAATTTATGGTTAGAAATTCAACATCGTTGTGATTCAATTGAACGTGACATAAGTGAAAACACTCAGACTATTAATCGTAGAGTAGATGATAATTATAGTTACACTGATTCACGATTTGATAAACTTGTTAATGCTATTGAGCGTAATTATGTCTCAAAAATAGATAAAACAAGCAATACAATAAGTTATAATAGTTAATAATTAATCAACTTGGCTGTCCCAATTAGGTTATCTAAATTTATTATATGGATTACACAAAGGATAAAATAACTAATAAAGTAATTGAAGATTTAAAGACTAGAGCTGAACGTGGTTATAAAAAATATAACACAACATTAAATGAGAATAATAAGGATGATTATATGAATCATTTATATGAGGAGTTATTGGACGCGGCTCAATATATTAAAAAGGAACAATCAATTATACCTGATATTCAAAAATTGATTGATGAAAATATTAACAATGAAGAATTAGGAGCTAAGATAAGGGAGGTGTATGGCAAAAAATAAACTAACTGAGATTGAAGTTAAAATAAAAAATCATCAACTTAAAGAAGTTGATTACAGATATCAGTCTACAGTATCATACTCCCAATACTCAATATGGCGTAAATGTCCTCATCAATGGTTTTTAGCTTATGTTAAAAATTTAGCTCCATATTCAGCTTCAATTCATACAGTGTTTGGAACTGCTATTCATGAGACACTACAACATTATCTTAAAGTAATGTTTGAGCAAAGTGGAGCAGCAGCTGATAGAGAGGATATTATTGGATTGTTTAATGAGCGTTTTAAAACAGTATATAAAGAACAATATGAGCAAATAAAACAACATTTCTCTAATCCAGATGAAATGAAGGAATTTTATGAGGATGGAATTAATATACTTGAATGGTTTAAAAAACATCGCTCTCAATTTTTCACTACTCGTAATGTTGTATTATTAGGTATTGAAATGCCATTAATGGTTGGTTTAACTAAAAATCTATTTATTAAAGGTTATATTGATTTTGTATTGTATGATAAAGATTTAGATAAAGTTTATATCTATGATATTAAAACAAGTAGACAAGGTTGGAGAGATAAAGATAAAAAAGATGATATTAAACTAGCTCAAATATTGCTTTATAAAGAATATTTCGCTAAACAATATAATATTAATATTGATAAAATTGAGGTTGAATTTTTTATATTAAAAAGAAAAATTTGGGATAATGAAGCATTTGCCATACCTTATATCACATCATTTAGACCAGCTAGTGGTAAAATTAAACGTAAACAAGCAGCTGAAAAATTTAATATGTTTTTGACTGAGTGTTTTGATAATGAGGGTAAACATATGATTAAAGATTATTCTAAAATTGTTAGTAAAGATTCTTGCTCTTATTGTCCTTTCAATAATAATAAAGAACTTTGTAATAAAAATAATATCTCTTAATATTTGTATATATTTATATATATAAAAACAAATATTATGGGAGATAACAAATTAACAAGTGTTAAAGTAAATGAAGAGTTATTTGAGGAGTTTAAGGTATTGTGTGTTAGAACAAAATTTTCACTTCAAAAATTAGTTGATAGAAGTATTCATCTATATTTAACTAATGATGATTATAGAAAACAATTACACAATCATACTAATTTAACATTATCAGGTAGTCAAGCTTAAAAATCAATTTTGTTATGATAAATGGTTATATTCCTAAAGATCAAAGGAAAAAAATACTATTAATGTGTGATGATATTAGATTTACATCTGGTATCGCAACAATGGCTAGAGAAATAATTTTAGGTACATCACACCAGTTTAAATGGGTTAACTTAGGAGGTGCTATTCAACATCCTGAACAAGGTAAAAGAATGGATTTAAGTGCGGACACTAATAAATTTGCTGGAATTAATGATAGCGAAGTTATAGTGTATCCTGTATCTGGTTATGGAGATACTAATTTAGTTAGAAAAATTATTGAATTAGAAAAACCAGACGCTTTAATGTTATTCACAGATCCTCGTTATTGGGTTTGGTTGTTCCAAATGGAAAATGAAATTAGGAAAAAAATGCCTATTTTATATTTAAATATTTGGGATGATTATCCAGCTCCTTTATATAATGAATCATATTATGACTCATGTGATGGACTAATGGCTATATCAAAACAAACACTTAATATAAATAAATTAGTGTTAGGTGATAAAGCTAAAAATAAAGTATTAAGTTATGTCCCTCATGGTATAAGTGAGAAAATGTTTTTTCCTATCGATGATGAAAATGTTTTAAAGGATTTTAGAAAAAAAGTATTTGGTGATAAAGAGTATGATTTTGTTTTAATGTTTAACTCTAGGAATATTAGACGTAAGCAAATACCAGATACATTAGCTGCTTTTAAAGTGTTTTTAGATAAATTACCTAAAGAAAAAGCTGATAAATGTGCTATGTTATTACATACTCAACCTATTGATGAGCATGGAACTGACTTATATGCTGTTAGAGATTTATTATTTGATGAAAATCAAGTTAACCAAATATATTTTTCAGATCAAAGATTACCAACAGGTGATATTAACTTATTATATAATTTGAGTGACGCTGTTATATTATTATCATCAAATGAGGGATGGGGATTATCATTAACTGAAGCTATGATGTGTGGAAAAATGATTATAGCTAATGTTACTGGCGGAATGCAAGATCAAATGAGATTTGAGGATGAAAATGGTAAGTGGATAGATTTTGATAATGATTTTTGTTCTAACCATTTTGGTAAGTATAAAAAACATAGTGAATGGTCAATACCAGTATTTCCAAGTAATATTAGTATTCAAGGATCAGTACCAACACCTTATATATATGATGATAGAGCTAATTTCACAGACGCAGCTGATGCTATAATGAAATTATATGAGTTAGGACCTGAAGAGAGAAAACGTAGAGGTAACTTAGCTAGAGAGTGGGTTACATCTGATGAGTCAATGATGTCAGCATCCAATATGTGTAAAAATATTTTTAATCACACTAATGAAGTGTTTAAAATATTTAAACCAAAAAACAATTTTGAGTTAATTAAAACAACTCCTGTTAGTAAAAAACATATTCGTCATAAATTAGTTTATTAGTAGTTATGAAACCATTATTAGTTATTAGTTGCCCGATCGAGACAATGTCTGGTTATGGAGCCAGAAGTAGAGACATAGTTAAAGCTCTTTTAAAGTATGATAAGTATGATATTAAAATTTTATCCCAACGATGGGGAAATACATCTTGGAATGCTTTAGATCCTAATGATTCAGAAGATAAAAAATTACTAGATTTAATTTTAAATCAAAATCAATTACCTAAACAACCTGATGTTTGGATTCAAATTACAGTACCAAATGAATTCCAGCCAATAGGAAAATTTAATATTGGAATAACAGCTGGAATTGAGACTACAATTTGTGATCCTAGTTGGATTGAAGGATGTAATAGAATGGATTTAAATTTAATTTCATCTGAACATTCTAAAAAAGTATTTCAAGATTCTGTTTTTGAGAAAAGAAATAATAATACTAATCAAGTTGATAGTGTAATAAAATTAAATAAACCTATTGAAGTATTATTTGAAGGAGTTGATTTAAATAAATATTTTCATATTGATGATGATGAGTTAGAGGAAACAGATTTAGTTTTATCATTAGATGATATTGAGGAAGATTTTTGTTTTCTATTTGTTGGACATTGGCTTCAAGGAGCTATAGGTGAGGATAGAAAAAATGTTAGTTATCTAATTAAATCATTCTTAGAAACATTTAAAAATAAAAAATCAAAACCAGCTTTAATTTTAAAAACTAGTCAAGTTACAGCTAGTGTGATTGATAGAGATGAAGTGTTAAAGAAAATAGACATTATTAAAAAAACAGTTAAAGGAGATTTACCAAATGTTTATTTACTACATGGTGATTTAAGTGATAAAGATATAAATGATCTATATAATCATGGTAAGGTAAAAGCAATGGTATCATTAACTAAAGGTGAAGGATTTGGTAGACCATTACTTGAATTTAGTTTAACTAAAAAACCAATTATAGTATCAAATTGGAGTGGGCATATTGATTTCCTCCATCCAGATTATAATGTTTTTGTTGGTGGGTCATTAACTAAAATTCATCCATCAGCTGTTGTTGAGAATATGATTTTAGCTGAATCACAATGGTTCACTCCTAATGATGGTGATGTAGCTGAAGCTTATAAAAATGTTTATAGTGATTATAAAAAATATACTGAGTTATCTAAACGTCAAGCTCATCACTCTAAAACAAATTTCTCATTTGATAAAATGGCTGAGTTATTAGACAGTATACTTGATAATAAAGTACCTAAACAAGTGGAATTAAAATTACCTAAATTAAAA